TCATTAAAAGATTTCACAGTTCCGAAGCGAGACGTAAACTTCTCTTCTCCAAAAACTGATTTTAACGTTCCTTCGTGATCTTTAATAAATTGCCTGTAATCTTTAGCTATTTGGAACGGTGTTTTATTAGGCGCATCTAAAACTTCTCGTTGTATGTGTGCTGTCAAACCCTCTTGTAACTGTAAAACCTCATCAGAACCTTCTTTTTCTAATACTTTCATTAAATCAGTCATAGGAGTGTTTGTTCTACTGCCTTTTGCTGTTGTGTTAAATACATACTCAGCAATCTTTTCAGGTCGCTGCTGCTGTATGATTGATCGTATAGCCTCACTGTTAGAAAGTCTTAAAGCTTCGGTTTGATTTTTCCAAGCAGCTATTAAATCTTCTCCATAGTCATTTGCTCTCATCCAATCTCTTAATGCTTTAGTTTGAGTAATCTTTATTCCTGATTCCGCAGAAGCTCCTTCTTTTAGAAGTTGATTCATTTGTTTTTCTAATCCGCGTTCAAGCCCTCTTGCATATTTTGCTATTCCTTTTTTATGTTCAGGTAAATTACTAGCAAAATCATTTAATGCAACTCTAGCATCGTTTAATTCTTGTAAAGTAAAACTAGGGGATTCAAATTGTCCTTTTTTCCCTATTCCTCTTAATCTATTTAAGATGGATTTAGCTCCTGTTGGTAGTTGTTGGAATAAACTATCAACAGCTTCATCCCCATCAATACTTTTGAAAAGTTTAGTGGCGTCTCCTTTGTTAGCGCTTAACCAATCTTGAGTGGGTTTTCTTGTATAGCCCGCTCCTGTTTTTAGATTAGTGTACCGTTCATTACTTAACGCTTTTTGCCAATCTTCGTTAAACGGTTTAACATATGATTTTCTAATCTCATTTAATCTGGTTTGGAATCTCTCAAATATAGGACCACTAGACGCTTCTGGATTATCTACTTGTTTAATTATCGCGCCAGCAGCAGCGGCATCTTCCGCCCCGCCTACTTGTAATCTTACTTTATCGATCATCTCATAAGCTTCGTCAGTAAAAGCGTCTATATCTTTTTGTGCTAATACCCTAAGACCTTCTGAAACAGTTGCTCCTGTGGCGGGTCCTGTAGGAGACGGACCAATTTTTTCCCCTAAGACTCTAACAAACTCATCGATAACCTTTTTATTTCCTTTCTTTATTTCCTCATAGAGTTTGCGTAATCCAGGATCATCAGCGTATTTTAAAAATAATGTTTCTAAATCAGCTCCTGATTGAGTTCCTGCTTGTGCGGGCATCGTAGGGTTATACCCTTCTTTTGGAAATTGTGCTCCGTATCTATCCACTAAGTCTTGTATTTGACTTCTTATTTCTTTTACAGAAACTTCGTCTCCGTATAACATTCCTGGACTAACAACGTCTTCTCCTTTTTCCCTCGCCGCAGCATCTCTATACGCCTGATCTATTTCCTTCAACATTGCGGGAGGAACATCAGTTTTAGTTACTGCTTTCCAAGTTTTTATAATAGCATCCGCACTCAGACCTATCGCAGCAGTTCCTGCAAACGCCCACGCTCCCACAACTCCTGCTTCTTTTAACATTTCATCAGGGTCCATATCGTGCGCACCCATTTTATAGCCTGCCACTAACCGTAGCCAGTCGCCTGCAGTTGCGCCCAATGCTGCCGCTCCTGAAAGTCCTAGAGTTTTTCCAGCTTTTTTAAAAAGAGTTTCCGACGCAGCACCTGCAGGAGTAAATTTTCTTGCTGCCCAAACAGTTAAACCAATATCTCCTGCGATTGCAGGCGCTTCTTGTACTAGAAAGTTATAAACATCTTCTCCAGTAGCGTACGGCGTATTTATTAATTGGAAATCTTCCTCTCCTTCTGGTTTATAAAGCACACCTAAAGAAGGATCACTTGGATTTATATATCGATAGTCCCCCTTTAATCCATGTTGTTCTCCTACAAGTTTAATTTGTTCTGCAGTCATGTTACGAGGACCAAAAGCTAATTTAGTTCTAAAAGAAGCCCCTTCTCCAAAATCATCAAACTGTAATTCGTTTCGAGGATCGAATCCTTTTGCAGCTATTTTTCTTGCTCGGTCTATTCCCCAAGGCTCACTAGGAGGAGGTGATGGAGGTCGGTTATACCGTAATTGATCCATTTGTCTTCTTTCTACACCTTCAGGACTATTCCATTCATCTAATCTTTGCATATATTCGGGGTGAAACTCACGCATATCGTATTCGATAGGAGCTCGGTTATATGGTGCTACTCTTGTTTCAAACTGTTTTGTCATAGCTTGTTTTATTTTATTTATATCTGAAGGAGTATACAGATTAAAAGATAAAGCTAAGTCGTTTAAAGAAGGATCCGCTAAATGAGCCGCCAGTTCTAGTTCTTTAGGTGATAACAAATCACCGTAAGTAACATTAGGATTATCCTTTAGTCCACGAGCAGCTAATTGGTCTGCCACGCGCCTTCTTTCTTCGTAAAATTGATTTTCTTGTTCTTGTGGGGTTGCCATTATTAATACAGACTCTCTAGTTCGTCTAAATCCTTTTGAAGTTGTTTACGGGGCTCAGTTCTTTCAGTACCCATTTCCCTTAACTCTTTACGTCTTGTGTGTTCTCGGTATTTTTTAATATCTGGAATATCTCCAAAACGTTTATAAAAGTCTTTAAATTCATAGTTTGCAGCGTCTAACCAATCAGGTTTTCCATTAACCGTAGGAGGGATCCAATAACCCGCGATAATTTGCGTGAATTTTTCGTCATCCAATGGATAGCGCCCCGTTGTTAATCTATTTTGAGAAATTGCTCCCCTTATTGTATTATCTGTTGAGTTTACTAAGGTATCTACAAAACCCAATAAATTATCTTTAGCGGTTTGTGCGTCTTGCGTAGCGCCAAAACCTACCATTTCTAAATGGAAGGCTAAATCTTTATCAGATAATGTTCTGCCCGTTTGACCATTAGCCGCCGCAGCCATATAAGCTAACTGTAGCATAGTTGCTCTAGTTCGTACGTTGTTATACGCCATATCTCCTAAAGAAGCTTTGAAGTTAGTTCCTGGATTACCTTCTTCGAAAGCTTGCATAGCGGCTTTCATTTGTGCGTCATCCCCAGACTGTATAGCTTGATACAAACGTTTAGCTAGTTGACCAGAACCTTCTCTACCTATAGACCCTGCTGTTCCATCACTTAAATCATCGGCATCAGCAAAAGCATTTAATACATTACCTCCCCCCATTAGTGCACCTATTTGTTCAAAATTAGCTGTTGCACTGTTAAGTAAATTTCCTATACTGGTTACTACCGTTAATGGTTCTTGAGTTGGATCTGCTATACCCGCATCAAACATTTTAATAGCCTCGTTTGCTAAGGTTACCGTTGATATTAAAGCTGTGTCTTTTGCATTAAGTTCTACGTCAGCTTTCATCAGCTCTTGTAAGCGTGGGTCTTTTAATTCTGAAGCTAAACTCATACTTGGTTGATATTTTTGTTCTATCCAATTACCCTCCAATGCTTTTATATTGGTATACCCTGTTTTATCATCGTTCATTACCCAGACATCCCCTCTAGGGTCAGCAAACCCACTACGACGATCAGTTACCCCTAGTCGAGCTTTATCGGCATCTTCAAAAACTTTATAAGTTAAATTATCTACGTCTTCAAGAGCACTTGTTAGAAAAGTTCCTCTACTGGCTCCTTTAGCCAGTCGAGCGTCTTCTTTTCCTTTTCTAATTCGCATATATGTGTCTGCGTAATCTTTAGCTCCCCTATCCATAGACCCTGCAGCTAGAATATGTGCAATCTCGCCTAAACCAAAACTGTCCTTTTCTTCAGGAGGTCCGAATTGTTTATACGTTTCTAGCATAGCTAATTTTTTTCTATTATCTTCCGCCGCTGCTAAAGTTGGTTCTTGTGATAATCCGCCTAATGAAGATAAATATTCTTCGTCACTCAATATTTCAGGGTCTTTATCAAAAAGACTAAGTAATCCTTCTACAGCAATAGGTGCAAGAGAACCATATTTTTCTTTAGTTGTGGGCTCAGGTGCTCTCCTAACAGGTCCACGAGGAGTTGGAAAACGCACAGGAGACGGTTGTAGTGTTACAGGAGTGATTCCAGGAGATTGTTGTCCCCCGAACGTTGGGAAAGGCAAAAAACCTCCTATTCCTTTATTTCCATTTGCCATTTTATTCTCCTATAGGAATGATCCATAATTACCTAATCCATAATTTTGGGAAGTGCTAAAATAACCTCCCAAACCACCACCATATCCTGGACCGCCAGGTCCAGTTCCAGGATTACCTCCAACGCCTCCATATCCAGGAGGAGGGGGTCCTCCTACTGCTGTTCCACCGATTGTTCCTCCTGCGGGAGTGTAGTTAGCATAATTCGAGGGGGCTCCCCCTGCGTAACCATAACCACCTGCTAACGGTCCAAGAGACGCGGTAAGCGCTCCTACGTTTTGTAATGTTTGCATTGGTAAGTTATATTGACCAACAAAGTTTTGGTAATTAAGATCCATAAGCGACTGGCTTCTTCCTCGACCGAGTCCACCCATGCCCATCATGCGTTGAATATCTTCTCCTTGTAATCCTTGAAGTGCTGGAGCCATACCGCCGTACGCACCTCCAAAGCCTGCTAAGCCTTGACCACCTTGTAATCCCATTCCAAAATAACCTTGTCCTAGTTGTGATTGAAGCCCTGCTAATCCTCCTAATCTACCCATTCTTGATTCAAAAGCTTGTTGAGCTCTATTAGCGGCGTCTTGATAGCCTCCAGAACGAATATTTCCAACAGCTTCGGCTGCTCCTCTAGCTGTATCTGCCGCTAAATCTTCTCGTCTTAATCGAGACCTAGCGCCTCCAAACGCTCCACCTCCAACAGCTTCATCTCTGAGAGCCATGTCGCCTTTAGATAATCCCTCTCTTACGTCCCTAAGTGTTTGTTGTACAACGTCTTCTTCATAGGGGTTGTAATAACTACCTATGCCTCTTGGGTCAAAACCCGCAGTAGACGCATAACCAGTGTCTTCTGATCTACCGTATAGCCCTCGTCCTAACTCCTGTCCTGCCCTAACACTTCTACCTGCTTCATCTAGTAACGATGATTGTTGTCTTAGATACGGTCTATAACTACCGATCGCAGCATCAGAAAGTTGCATACCATACAACTCTCTGGGATCAAAATCAGCTACTCGTCGTCCTGTATAAGTAAAAGGACTAGAATCCGCTTCGCCATACTTAGCAAACTGATCGTGTAAAAAAGTAGAAGCGTAAGGAAAAATCCCTTGCTGTAAAAATTGCCCTATATAGGGGGCGGGGGCTTGACTCGAATATTCTTGATCTTCTCTACTAGCCATATCTCATATTTCCTAATTTATTAAACTTAGTTAAAGCGGCTATACCTTTAGCGTGGTTGCCTCCTCCTGCTTGATCAACAGCGGCTTTAGAAAGCATAAACTCTCCATTACTCGCCATAACAGGTATTAAATCGTCTTTCGGTCCTCCTGGACCACGCATAGCTCCTCCGTTAGGCATAAACATAGGTCGCTGTAAAACACCGCCATCAGCAAACGAAGATCCTTCGATAGGTTTAAATTGTACTTGCCTTCTCCTGTTTGCGTTTCCTGGAAGTGTTTGCGTTCTTGATACACGAGCTTTAGGTTTTTCTTTTCCACTTATTAACCTTTTTGCTCCTGCAGTTCCAATGTCCGTCATTCCTGACATAATAGCTTTTTGAACTTCTGGTGGTTGGCTTTCTATCCATGCCTGTAGTTTTTGCATTGTACTGGGCTCAGGTAATTCTGGAGCAGGGATATCAACCTCTATTTCTAAATCAGGTTCAGGTATTTCTAAGGGCATATCTACGGCAAAATCGGCTTCCGTTAATAAATCCATAATACCTAGTCCTCCTCCAAGAGAACGATTTAAGTACCCTCCTAGATACATTCCCGCTATTCCATAATTTTCTAAGTCAGAAGGATCCAGACCTGCCGCGTTTAGTTGCTCCATAAGCATTGACATTTGATCGGGGTCTGTTGGCTGAGTAGGATCGTCTGTTGTAAATTCTCCAAAACTTTGAACTTCACTTCCTTCTACAGGAGCAATATCCATTTCTGCTCCTGCTTCTGGTTTAGGAACAGTTCCACTACCTATCTGTGCAGGCGCTTCGGGGTCTCCTAAAATTTTGCGGGTTAGAACATTAGTAGCTGTTTTAACCGCTACTGCTGTTGCGATATATCCCATAGTCATAATACTTTCTCCATAATTCTATCTATCTGTTCTATATCAAAACCTTTTAATTCTAATTTAGAAAAATCATCAACGGTTACTTCATTTACAACTTCGTCGATAGTTAAACAATCTGTTCTGTGTACTGTTATAAATGTACATTCTTCATGTATGTATAAAACTCTTTTTGTGCCTGCTTCGGTTATTCCATGAAAGGGTGCTTTTATCCGTTCCACGCCTTTATCACTATAAATAGATGCTTCACCTTTCATAATAAAGAAAGGGTGGTTTTTAGCATGTATCTTAGTTGCGACTAATAGGTTTTTAGGCATAACAATTTGTCTTATATACTGACCATCTGCAAAGTTATGTGTAACGGCTCCTTCTGTTTGACCCGTTATTTGACTGTTTAAGTCTTGATTATTGTTTTCTTCACAGTGTTGCCTAATAGCTTCTTCAAATTCTTTTATTTTATTTTGAAATTTTATTTTATTTTCTTTATGATCAAAGAATTCCTGTACTTCTTGATATTTAATATCAGGACTTTTAATTAAAGCAAGACTCATTAGAAACGGCTCCTTGTTTTTATTCTTTTTCCGTTAGCCGTGTATATATAGAAGTCTGAACGACTTCCTTTCTTGCCTGCGTAAGCTTTTTTATCAACTCCAACCATGTCTCTCCTGCGTATTTTAACGTTTTGCGGGTTAAAGCCCTTCCCGTAAGCTGCAGCACAAGGTCTGGTCCCTTGATTATATATCAAAAAGTGAAAATTTTTAAAGGTTTTTCTTTACCTTTTACTTGTATCGGGGAAAGTGGTTTTAAAGTATATCCACAAAAAAGTTCGGTTTGTTCACCAATTAAAACAGAAACTCCCGCTTCTTTAGTTCCTGATTCAAGTCTTGCAGCGGTATTTACTGCATCTCCAATAGCTGTATAATCAAATCTTGATGAGGAACCCATATTACCTATTACTGCTTCTCCTGTGTTTATTCCTATCCCTATTGCTATACTTGGTAAACTTTTACTTTCTAATTCTTTATTAAGTTCTTCCATATTCTTTATAATATCTTTAGCGCAATCCACCGCTATTTTTGGGTGATTTAACAAGTCTAATGGAGCATTAAATATAGCCATCATGGCGTCTCCAATGTACTTATCCACCATACCACCGTGTTTTTGTACGGCTTCTTGTTGTGCGGTAAGGGCTTTGTTCATAATAAACGTAACTTCTTGAGGGTCCAATGCTTCAGACATGGCGGTGAAGCCTCGCACGTCTGTAAATAAGAAGGTAGCTTCTTTCTTTTCTCCTCCTAATTTTAGAAGATCAGGGTTCTTTTGTAGTTCTTTTACCTGTCTGGGGTCTAAATAATGCTCAAATTGCTTCTTAATCTGTTGTCTTAGCTTATACTGTTCTCTAAATCTAAGGTAAAAAGCCGTAGTTCCTGTAATAAATTGGCTAATTAATGCCCAAGTAACGTCTATTAAAACCCCAGAACCTATCGTATAGACGCCGTAAGACGCCGTAAGCGCCAGTATAAGCCCCGCAGAGGTTATCCCTAGAGTTATCCCAAAAAGGTTAATAAACGCCCATATAAGCGCTACAGAGGCTAAAAATATACCCAGTTCTAAGGCTAACGCATAATCAGGTATTTTGGGGCTATCCTGGATTAAAATAGACTCGGCTAATGCTGCCTGAATCTTATGTGGCTCAAGCAATCCAGCAGGAGTGGCAACCTGAGGCATAATGCCTTTAGCGGTGATACCCACAAATACAAATCTTCCTTCAATATCAGGAGCTTCGTTATACAGCTCATTTAATGTAAATTCAGGAGTATCTACCCAACTAATCCATTTTCTACCTAATGAATCCGTAGGAACAGGAGGAATACCACGAACACGAACTTCTTCTACTCCGTTGGGATTGGTTTTAATTACATAAGTGTCTGCGTTAGCTAAAACTTTTAACACTTCTGTACCATACGCGGAAACCCAACCGTCAGGTGTTCTCATTAATAACGGCATTCTTCTAACTAATTGATCAACATCTGTAGGAGCAATAGCTATTCCTTGTGTTGCATTATTTTTAAGAAGATCTATATTTTCTATAACCCCCTGAGCCTTAAATCCTCCTACGTCATCCCCCATAACAACAGTTCCTGTTGTGGGAGGGTATTCTCCGTTATCGTTTTCAAACATAGCTAGAACACTAGGCGCGTACGACAAGACTTGGGCAAATTCAGCATCTCCTCCAAATCTATCTGGTTGTGGAAAGGCTATAACCCAACCCACACCTAGTGCTCCACTATTTAAAAGTTCTAAATGTATTTCAGCTAATCTTTGTCTTGGTAAAGGATAGCCGCCTTCTCTTGCTATATCTTCTTCGTTTATAGAAAGAATAGAAAAATAATTAGAAGGTTGTTGTTCCGCAACAAAAGAATCAAATACTTTAAGCTTAATAATTTCTAAAGGAGTCCACTGTTGCACTAGCGGTACTGCTAATAAAACAAGCAAACAAAGAAGTTGGAAAAACCTAATCACCTTGATCAATGGTTATGGTTTTATTGCAATTAGTCGTGCAATTATAATTAACGGTGATGCTCTTATTGGTGCTTCCTGATTGACTAGCCGTTACGTTATAGTCATCAGTATAAAAATTTAACCTCATATAGTGATCTCCGCTCCCTGTTTGCGTTATCGTTGCTTCGTTATTGTCCGCTGAATTACTAGCATATATCTTTGCGTAATGCTCTCCCGAACCTGACTGAGTAATACTAAATTCCGAACTATCTCCAAAAGCCCTTATTTCTCCTTCCTTATCGTCGCCTGTTTGCGTAATAGTGTACACATTATTGTCCCCCTGCATATAAATCTCAGCGTCATTATTATTACCATTTTGAATTATATCCATGTCGTTACCATCATCGTCCGCGTCTATATAGCCAAAATTATCGTTGCCGTCTTGATCTATTTTGTATTTATTGCCTGTGTGATTTGCTACTTGGCTATAGGCTCTAGCGGTGTTGCTTGTACCTTCTTGATCTATGTCTATTTCAGCATTGCTACAATTATGGGTAGTGTAAGTGCCTTGCGATAAACCACACCACACCCTAGCCGTATTTCCCGTTCCTATTTGATCAATATGAATAAGAGAAGAACTCCCTTTTGTTCTAATCTCTGTGGAGTTGTCTCCCGCATACGCAAGAACAGAAATAAAACTAATCAGACTGATTGATAATAATTTCATTTTCACCTCCTCCATTTATCATAACGTTTATTAATCTTCCAGCAGATAATATCTGTATATTATACCCTGCTCCTTTGTCTAATTCTAAATCTATAGTGTTTTCAACTTGTCTAACTAAAGTAAAAATCTCACCTTCGACAAACGTATAAACTTGAGCGTTTGGATCAAATCTAGGAATAATGCCCTCTATTCGTACTCCGTCTATTTCTCCTTCAGCTCCCTCATCTCTGCCTCCCGCAGATACTTCTTCTAAAATTTCTAATAAGTCTTGTAAAAAATCAACAGAAAGTAAGTCTATATCTAATCGGGTTATTTCTTCTTGTAGTTCATCTTTAGAAAGATCACTGTCATCGTCTAAATCATTTTCTTCTAAAAAATCAACGTCTAAAACATTACTTGAAACTTGGCTTTGTTCATCTATGGCGACTTTTACTTCTTCGGGAGGGTTCACTATTAATAAATTATCTATAAAATTTAAAGTAAGATTATTTATAACTACGGGCTTAGTGGGAGG